TGTTTTTTGGCCTTAGGGCCATGCCTCTCGGAACTGCAGTAAATCTCTTCAAGTGGAAGTTTCTACCTAAAGAGGTTGTAGATCAAGTTACTAAACTTGTCCTTACAGACTGTAGTTTTGTTAAGAGGAGTGTAATTAAACACTTACTTTTAACATCTTTGGCCAATATCAAAAGAGTCTTCGAATTTATCGAGGGCTGGGTTGATGGCCTATTTTGTGGAAACCCCTTACTATTTGTAAGGAATGACACAAACGACAAATTCTATAGGAGTATGCTCCGTAGAATACTATCAGTTGGACACCAGGGCTCACGCACTTTAATTAAAATGTATAAGTCCTTTACGAACTTCGTCTATTTTAAGACGTGCTCCTTGGAACTCGAGCTTGAGCCCGAGCTATCAAGGAACATTTTTACTCCTATGCTCAGATTCCTGCCATTGCTAGGAAGGGAGCTTAGTTGTAAGGGTGACGCCCATTTGGTCGTCCACCTACTTTCAACACGCCAACTTCCCTTTGGGGAAAACAAAGCGTGTATTGAAGCCCTAAACAAGTTTGTCAAAACCTGTTCAAAGGCTTTCGTTCCCAGTGAAACCGATCTATATGAGATCGAGAAAGCTGGAAAACGCATTGGAGAGAAGGTTAAAACTCTTCTCAATCCAAAAGACCTCAGGCGTTTTGAAACGTCTCATGTCTCAATGTCTGCGGCCGGCGATATGAAGTATACTTCAGACGACGGTGGAGCCTCCAGAGCCCTCAGGGAAGACTGCGAACGAATACTTTCGTTCTGTCCTCCCGAGGATGAGGAGATCATCCTATGCGACATGGTTCTTCGCTGTCCTAGTGGACGGCCAAGGTGGAAATACTGGTTTAGATCGTATACCGAGCAGTTTGACAATTATGTCCAAGCTGAGTCTTTCCCTATCCCTGAGTTGGATACGGATGGTACATCTCCAAAGTTTGGAGAAATAAGACGTGACACCACAATTTTGGGCGAATACGACCTAATTTGGGGTTACGATGAAGTCATTGGACAGCAAATTTTTGCTTGTGCATGGCTCCAAGGGATCGAAGAAGGTTACCTTGATCATTCAGGGAACGTTCTCCGTCCTATCCCTTCAAAATCCAATGCCCTGCCAGAAGTGGCAGGTAAGGTTAGAATTGTAACCATTACTAAATGGTGGAATAAAACCTTACAGCAACCTATGGGTCACTGGTTATCTGGATTAGTTGGGATGCTTCCCCAGGCCGCCCCAGGACTTCGTCGACAAGACCAAGCTTGGGTTGTATGTTCTGCATTAGCAGCACGCGGCCAGGAACTGGAGGAGGGTCATGCAGTCTTGGCTTCCGATCTGGATAGCGCAACTGATGCCCTCTCCATAGAGAGCCTAACTGTATCCACACCTGCCTTTATTAAGGCCACGGGTGTAGCTAGGCCAAAGTGGCTGGATGTAGGGTTAAACCTAATTCTTTCAGATAGAGAGATTAAGGTTACCTACCCCAACAAACATGAGAAGACCTTCATTAAAAGAAGGGGTATCCTCATGGGTGAACCATTGACTAAATCCCTATTAGCACTGCAAACAGTACTCATAGAGGACCTCGCTATACGTGATTTTCTTTCCGTTCCAGTAGGACCGGTAATAGCGCCATGGCGCTTCTTATCGGTAGGTGGTGATGACCACTTTGCTATTGGTCCACGACCCTATTTAAGGGAAATCGGGAAGTAGCATGTCCGGTTTGGTGGAATAGTTTCCAAGACCAAACACGGAATTTCAACTGTAGCAGTTATTTATACAGAAAGG